ATTCTCCTCAAAGAGTAACTGAAGAGTTTTATGATGCTGCTAATAGATTGGCAACTAGAGAAGTTATTAAAACTTCTTTGTTTATTTCTGATCTTGGTATTATTGGCGAAAATGAGAAAGCTAAGAATGAAGGACTCTATTTTGTAAAAAGAGTAAATCAATTAAAGGTTAAACTTGCAAAAAGTAGAAATGACCTTGAAAATTCTAAGTTTATAGTTGTTGATTCTCCTTTAAATGTAACTGATAATAAATTAGAACCATATGATTTCCATGCAAAAACATTAAAATCACAAAATATCTTTAGAGAAGTTAAAACACCACAGAATGATGGTTCTATTAATAAAACTACTCCAGGATTTACTGGTGTTCTAATAAATGGAGTTGAGATTTTAAATTATAAGTCAAAAGATACTTTGCATTATGGATCACTTAATAATATAGAGGTTATTTCTGGTGGTGTTGGATATGATGTAATAAATCCACCAAACTTAGAAATTAAAGATAATGTTGGTACAGGTGCAACAGGATCTATTTCAGTTTCTGGTTCTGTTAATGAAATTAGAATAATTGATCCTGGTTTTGATTATGTTGAAAAACCATCTGTAAGTATTAGTGGTGGTAATGGTAAAGGAGCTGTTGCTTCAGTTAGCACTAAATTAATATCACATTTAGTTTCATTTAATTCACAATCAGCAATTTCTGTTAGTCTTGGTACAGGATATAATGTTGGATTTAGTACATATCATAAATTTAGAAATGCTGAAGCAATAACTTACAGAACAGCAGGACAAAAATCAGTTGGTGGTATTAGTACTGATACAACTTATTTTGCTTCTGTAATAAACCCAACCACAGTTAGATTACATCTATTACAAAGAGATGCAATTGCAGGTATTAATACTATTCAGTTATCATCCTTTGGTGTTGGAAATCAGAACTTTGAATGTGTTGCTAAAAAGTCTGTAGTTGAAAGTGTTAATATACTATCAAGTGGAACAGGATATTCAAATAATAAAACAACAACTGATGTTTCTGGTATTAATACAGCATCAAATAATATTCATATTGCAAATCATGGATATAATTCTGGTGAAGTTGTAGAATATTCTACAACAGGTACATTAGTAGGTGGATTATCTAATAATACTGAATATTATGTAACTAAAATTGATAGTAATAATTTTAAATTATCATCTGTAGGAACTAATGTTGGAGAAAAGGATTTCTTCTATAACACTAAACAGTATGTTGATTTAACCTCTGTTGGATTAGGAACACATAATTTTAATTATCCAGATATTTCTGTTTCTATATCAGGTAAAATAGGAATTAGTACTATTGGATTTGATGGAGATACTAATACAGTATTTGGTGCTAAAATACAACCAGTAGTTAGGGGAGATATTAAAGCAATTAATTTATCAGATAAAGGTGGAAATTATGGAAGTTCTGATATTATTAATTTTAATAGAGAACCTGATATTATTTTAAGTGCTGGTAAAAATGCACAATTAGATCCAATAGTTAATAATGGTCAAATTGTAGAGGTATTAGTTCAAAATACAGGTAGTGGTTATAATTCACCTCCTGATATTGATATTACTGGTTCTGGTGTTGGTGCAGTTCTTACACCAATTTTAGAAGATGGTAAAATTGTTTCGGTTAATGTAATTGAAGGTGGTATTGGATATATTGGAGCATCTACTAAATTAAATGTTATATTATCAGGAAGAGGATCTAAATTTAGATCTATAATTAATTCTTGGAAAATTAATTTATTTGAAAGACATTTTGACACCTTTGAAGGTGATGATGGATTTATAGCACATGAGTTTACTCCTGATATGGGATTACAGTACTCTCATTTATATGCACCTAGAAAACTTAGGGAATCTGTATTCTGTAGAGATCAAAGTGGTAGAATATTATATGGAAAACCAGATTTACAAAAAGTTAATGGTATAGAAGTTCCATCTATAGACCACTCTCCTATAATTGGATGGGCATATGACGGAAATCCAATTTATGGACCTTTTGGTTATATTACCAAGCAAGGTGGATCAGTAGCACAATTAAAGTCTGGATATAGTTTAGAATTATTACCTAATAGACCTCCTGTTTCTGAATACCCTCTAGGATTCTTTGTAGAGGATTACAAATATACTAAAGTCAATGATGATGTAGTTCTTGATGAAAATAATGGAAGATTCTGTGTAACTCCAGAGTTTCCAGAAGGAACTTATGCTTATTTCACTACTGTAGATAATGGAGCAGCAGATTCTGCAGGTGTCTTTAACAAATATAAGAGACCAGTATTCCCATATTTAATTGGTGATGGTTATCAGTCTATTCCCAATTCATTTAACTTTGATATTAATTCAAATCAAAATTCTTATGATTTAGAAGGAACAAATTGGTCTAGAAATACACAACCATATAATTTAATTGAAACTAAGGAAGTAAGATATAAGTATGCGTATATTCCTGATGATTTATCTCAAACAATTGATGTAAAAGCAATTGCACCTGGACAAGTTGAAAAACTAGGTATTCAAACTAGTGGTGAATTATATCAGGTTGGTGATACTGTAGTATTTGATAATTTAGAATCTACTGAGAAGTATGTTAGTGGATTTGGTGCAAATGTTGTAGTATCTGATATTTTAGGAAAACAAGTTACTCAAGTTAGTGGTGGTGTAAGTGCAATAAGTGGTGTTGAAATATATCCTGCAGAAAATAATATTAAAGGTAATTGGGATATTATATCTGATGGTCCTCATAATTTTAATAATAGAGATTTAATTGTTATTTCAGGTTTATCAACAACATCATCACAATTAGAAGGTTCATACAACGCTGGTATTGGAACAGATAGTTTTGCGTTGGCTGGTATTGGAACTACCACTCTTGCTGTACGAAATACTGCTACAACTGGTTTAGTTACTTTCTTTAATATCTCAGGAGATTTAAATCAGATTAAATCAAATGATATTCTTGGTGTAGGTACAGAAAGAATTAAAGTATTAAACGTAGAACCTGGATTTGGTAGAATCAGAGCTTTAAGAAATGTAGATGGTACTGTAGGCACATTACATACTGTTACTTCTATTGTTTCTAAAGTTCCCCGTGTTTTAACAATTGATGCAGGTATAAAAACCACATTTAATGCTAAGAGAAATAAAGAAATATATTTTAATCCAATAGAAACTGTTGCTCAAGGAGTTGGTATCGGAAGCACACTTTTCGTTACTAAACCTGGTATTGGAGTAACTAGTTTCTTTATACCAACTAAATCTATTTTCTTAAAAAATCATGGATTAGAAACTGGAGATGAATTAACATATTCTAATAATGGAGGAACCTCATTAAAATATGACACTGGTTCTACCACTTTTGATTTACTTAATAATCAAACAGTATTTGCAGCAAAAATAACAAATGATTTAATTGGAATTGGAACTGTTCGTGTTGGATTGGGTAGTACAGGTACATTTGTTGGAATGGAAACGACTGCTAGTACTGTAGCATTTGCTGGAATAGGAACAGGTGTATATCACAGTTTTAAAACTAATTACAAACCAATAACAGGAACTATTACTAGAAATCAAATAACAGTTTCTACTGGAAGTTCTCATGGATTGATAACAAATGATTTTGTAGATATTGGTGTAAATCCATCAGTAGGATCTACATTTACTGTTGCATATAATGATTATAATAGACGACTTGTAATTAATTCAGTAGATGTTTTAGCTGCTAATATTAATGTTACAGATAATTCAATTAAAATAGAAAATCATGGATATTCTACAGGACAAAAAGTAATTTGTACTGCAAGTACACCACCATCAGGAATTACTAATAACGGTATCTATTATGTTGTTGTATTAGATTTAGATAATGTTAAATTATCTAATAGTCATTATGATTCTACATTATTAAAACCTGTAATTGTAGATATTCAAAATCAATCTAATTTAACAATTAATCCAATTAATCCTGCAGTAGATGTATATAAAGATTCTTTGGTTGAGTTTGATCTTAGTGATAGTACATTAGGATATGTTAATCAAGGAACATCTTATCCTGCATTTGAATTTAATTTCTATAAAGATCAAAACTTCACTCAATTATTTGATAAAACTGAAAGTAGTAAGGTTTTTGAAGTTAATCAGACTGGTGTTATTGGTGTTTCTGCTGATGCTAAAGTTACCCTAAGAGTTAATGATACAATACCTAGTATTCTATACTATAGACTTGATCCTATTTTTGAGACAGATTTACCTATTGCAAAAGAACAAACAATAGTTGATTTTGAAAATATTGGTAGTAATGAAGTTCAAGTTAAAGGAAGTTTATATAATGGAAAACAGCAAATAGTTGTTGGAGTTGGTTCAACAAGTACATTTACATATACCGTTGCAAAATTCCCAGAAAGAGTATCATATTCATCAGCAAGTTCTGTTTTAGAATATACAACAAGTTCAAAGAGTGCTTATGGTTCTATTGAAAAGTTTGAAGTAAAAGATGGTGGAAGAAACTACTTCACTTTACCAGGTATTTCTACAATTACTACAAGTCTTGGTAGAAATGCTATTGTCAGTGTTGCTAGTACTAGTATAGGTGTAATTAAAAAGACAAAGATACAAAATATTGGATTTAACTTCCCATCAGATCCTACATTAAGACCAAGTGTTGGATTACCTCAAATTATAGATATGAAATCTTTGGCATCCTTAAAATCAGTAGGGATTGCTTCTGTTGGAAAAGGATATGCTACAGCACCAAAACTTTTAGTTTTTGATGGAGAAACTGGAGTACAAGTTAAAGATATTGATTTAAAGTATACTCTTGGTGAATCACAAGTTAAGATACTAAAAAATACAAAAGGAATTAGTAAAGTAACACCAAGTATTATTCCTGTAGAGAACTCAAATGGAGTTGGTATTAGTACAGTAGGATTTAATACTGTCACAAAGGATGTTACATTAACACTATCAGTTGGATTTAGTACTGCTAATTCATTCCCATTTACAATCGGGGATAAAATATTAATTGAAAATATAAGTGTTGGTGTTGGAACAACTGCAAGAGGATATAATTCTGCTGAGTATGGATATAAATTATTTACTGTTAATGGTTTAGATCCTAATTTAGGTGGTATTGGAACCGTTGGTTATAGTATTGCAGATGATTTAATTGGAGCAGAATATCCTGGTTCGTTTAGTCCTAATAATTCTGCTGCTGCTAGAATAATCCCTGAAAAGTATTTCCCTGCATTCAGTGTTGAATTAACTAATAATAATTTCTTTATTGGAGAAACTGTAAAATCTGGGTTAGCAGAAGGATTAGTTGAAACTTGGGATCGTAATAATGAAGTATTAGTTATATCATCAAAGGATGTATTTAAAGTAGATGATGTTATTGAAGGTCAATCCTCATTAACTAAAGGTGTTGCAACCAAGGTTTCTGAATATGATGCAACTCTTAAAACAGGTCCATTCTCTAAAGTAGAAAATGGATGGGAAACTGAGTCTGGATTCTTTAATGAAAATCAACAGAGAGTTCAAGATAATGATTACTATCAAAATTTCTCATATTCATTGAAATCAAAAGTTTCATATGATAATTGGAATGATGTAGTAAGTAGTTTAAATCATACTTTAGGATATAAGAAGTTCTCTGATTATCAATTAGAGTCAAGTATGGGTAATTCTATGGTTGTTGGAATAACAACTGATGTTACTTATACTGATGTTGTAAATGATATAGTTGGTGAAGTAGATTTAAATTGTGTAACTGATTTTGATTTAGTTAAAGAAAACTCCTTAACTATCCCTTCAGGTACTCTATCTGATGAGATTATATTTTCTAGTAGAATATTAACTGATTACGAAGAGTCATTTGGAAATAGAGTTCTCTCTATAGATGATATGAGTGGATCATTTAATAGTAATCCTAGATCAACTCCATTCTCTGTAGTAGAAAGATTTAATTTATCAGAGCACAGAGCACAAAAATATATTACTTATGTTAAGGATAAGAGATTCTATTCTGAAAGACAATTAATGATTGTTGATTTAATACATGATGGTTCTTTTGGATATATTCAACAATATGGAAGAATAGAAAGTGTTTATGATATGGGTTCATTTGATTTCTCTATATTGGGTTCTGAGGGACAATTATTATTCTATCCAAATAAATCAAAAGTAAATGATTATGATATTGTAGCATTATCATATAATCTTGATGATAATATTTTAGGTGTTGGAACAACATCAATAGGAACCACTTTAATTGATTCTCATAGTGTAAGTGTTCCTAAAGCAAGTGCATCTACTACAATTGTTTCTATAGCAAATACATATCAATCTGCAAAAATTATTTTAGAAGTAACGGCAGATAGTGAAAATGTTGGAAATTATGATGAGTTTGAGTTTGAAGAACTCAACATGGTTCATGATGGTACTAATGTTGAACTTCTTGATTATGCTGAGATGACCACTACATTGAATAATGCAAATGTTGCTGGTTTTGGAACTTACTCTGCTGCTATCAATGGATCTAAAGTTGAAATAGACTTCCACCCTAATACTGGAATTGGAACCACTGCGGTTGTAAACGCTCTTGTGATTGCCAATTCTAATCAGTCTACTACATCACAATCATCTATTGATTTAAAACATGCAAGATTAGAAAGTAGATCTACTAATATTGCTGCTTCTGGTTCTCCGACTGCTCATGTTGTTGGTTCCTATCCAGATGCTTATGATGCTGCATACTTTACTTTACAAGTATCGGATACAACTAATAGTGAATATGGAATAGCAGAATTAGTAGTTATAGATGATTATGATGAACTTGATGGAACTGGAGAAACATTCACAACTAATGAATATGCTGTAGTTACTTCTACAGGTGGATTAAGTATAACTGGTCTTGGAACATTCCATACAGGAATCTCTACAGATAATGGTGTTAATAGTGGTGGTGCTGTGGGAATGGCAGCAACAACTCAGTTAATCTTTACACCATTACCTAATGTTGCTACTAACGTAAAGGTATTCATGAATGCCTTAAGACATCAAGATGATGCTAAAGATTCAATTGAGTTTAACAATTCATCTATACAAGTAGCTTTCTCTGGATATACAGGAACAGATAGAGATATTAAGAGATCATTCAATCTAACTCATCAACAAAGTCCTATTTTTGAAAAGAGTTTTGATGGATCAAGTGTTGGTATTGTAAGTGTTGCTTCTAATACTATTGAATTACCAAACCACTTCTTTGTTAGTGGAGAAAAGATTAAGTATGTTCATGCTGGAGCAGGAACTACTCAAGCAGTATCTATAGCATCTACAGATGGATTTGTTGGTGTTGGTACAACTAACAAATTACCTTCTGATTTGTTTGTTATTAAAATTGATGATAACAAAATTAAGATAGCAGATACAGCACAAAAGGCATTACTATCAGTTCCAGAAAGTGTTGATTTAACTAGTGTTGGTATTGGAACATCTCATAGATTTGTTTCAACTAATGCAAATGCAAAGGCTCTTCTTTGCTTAGATAATATTATTCAATCACCTGTTGTTGCAACTGCGATAACATCAAGTCTTTCTGATCAAGTATTTACTACTGATGATTTAATAAACCTTACAGGAATTACATCATTCTTTGGTGGTGATTTAATAAGGGTTGGTAGTGAAATAATGAAGATTGAAGGTATTGGTATTGGAGACACCAATCGTATAAGAGTTCGTAGAGAATGGTTAGGAACATCTTTAGCAGGACATTCTACATCTTCTTTAGTTACTAAGGTTAATGGTAATTATAATATTGTTGAGAATGTTTTGAACTTTGTCGAAGCACCTTTTGGAAATCTTCCTCTAAGCACTTCAACTAATCCACCAGATAGTAGAGATTGGACTGGAATTTCAACAAGTTCTAGTTTCCAAGGAAGATCATTTATGCGTTCTGGTATTCAGAATACTTCTAACGATACTTACTACAAAAATTATATCTTCGATGATATCTCTGAACAATTTAACGGAATTAAAGATGACTTTATTCTAAAAACTGGAGGTGCAAATGTTACTGGTATAGAAGATGAAAATGCAGTTGTTTTAGTTAATGATGTATTCCAAAGTCCAAATCTTAATTATTCATTAGGTCAAGCATCTGGAATAACAACAATTACATTTACAGGAACAGCATCTTCTACAACTGATGCTAATGTATCAACTCTTCCTATGGGTGGTGTTATTCTTTCTGTAGGATCCACAGAAGGTACAGGATATCAACCATTAGTCGCTGCTGGTGGAACTGCAGTTGTATCTGCTGGAGGAACTATTAGTTCTGTCAGTATCGGAAACAGTGGTTCTGGATATCGTTCAGGTGCTCAAACTGTTAATGTATCTGTTCAGGAAGAGAACGTTGTTGACACTACAATAACAAAAATAGGAACAGCATCAATTTCTGGTGGACATATAACTGGTATTGCTGTTACTAACTGGACATCTTTCTACAAACCAAGAGATATTCAGAATGTAACTTATAATAATACAACAGGTATAACAACAATTACAACTGCTACACCTCATGGTTTAGCAACAGGTGATGATATCAATATCTCAGGTATTGCATTTACTTGTACTTATTCAAGTGCAGATGAAAGAGATATACAGACATTAACTTATAATAATGTTAATGGAACAATGACAGTTACCACTGCAACTCCACACGGGTTGTCGGTAGGTAAGGATGTAATCCTAACTGGAATTGCAATGACATGTGGTTTAGATGCAGGTATCGGAACTCATTACTATCCTAGAAATAGAGATCGGGTTTATGATACTGCTATTCCTATCACAGAAACTACAGCAACTACAATTAGTGTTAATGTAACTGCTGCTAAGGGATTGGATCAATATACACATCAATTCGTAAGTGCATCTACAAATGCAGTTATTACTGGTGGTAATTATGGTCATGCGTTTGTAGGGGCAAACCCAAGTGCAGTTAGTGTGACTGGATGGACAACATCGTTTACTCCAACTGGTTCAGTATATAATCCAACAACAGGTGATTTAGAACTCACTATTGCTAATCATGGATTAAGTAATTCTAACACTATTAGTGTTTCTGAAGGTGGACTTACATTTACTTGTGATATGGATGCTCATAGCACTTATCACCCATATCCTCGTAGCACTGATCCTATTGCAGGTATCGCTACTGCTGTTAATGTAATTAATGCTAACACTATTACAATTAATGTTGGTACTTCACCATTAGTTAACTTTAATGTTAGTGCTGCTTCTTATAATGCAAGCACAGGTAAGTTAGACCTTACGATTGGATCTCATAGTCTAGCAACAGGAACTAGTATCAAACTTGCAAAAGAATCATTAGTATTTAAGTGCTCAAAAGACAATTATGCAAGTGAGCATAAGTATCCAAGATCAGGTGATCCTTCATATAATGGAGTAAAAGTTATTGGTGTTAATAGTCCAACTAAGTTTGATGTAAATGTTGGTGTATCGACTGTACCTACATTCTACAAGTCTGGTGGTAAAGTTCAGGGAGTTATTATAGCACCTAGAGCAAAAAATAATTCTCCTAGCGGAACAGATGTTGCTGCTAATGGAACTACTGTATTGAATATTATTGACAATAGTACATTTACTATTAATAGTGGAGTCTCTACTACACCACACTTCTATGCAAGGGGTGGAACAGTAGAAAAACCATTAGATGTAATAATTGACGATCCACTTTCTTATACAAATATACCTTTAGTTTATAGTTCTGATTCTGTCAGTGGATTTGGATCTGATGCAACAGTTGATATTGTTGTTGGTCAAGGTGCAAGTGTAACAGACTTTAGTATTCAGAATACTGGATATGGATATGGAGTTGGTGAAATATTAACCGTTGAGGTTGGTGGAGCAACTGGAATACCTACAACAGGTACTTATAGAGAGTTCCAGTTAACAATAGATGATATCTTTAGTGATGAATTTAATGCTTGGTCTGTAGGTATATTGGAAGCATTAGATAGTCCACAAGAACTATTTGATGGAGAAACAGTTGGATTCCAATTAAAGAGATCATCTGAGATTATTTCTATTAGATCTGCTGCAGGATCTAAAATAAACGTAGAAGATGTTATTCTCATATTCTTAAATGATATCCTTCAGATTCCTGGTAAGGCATATACATTTGCAGGTGGTAGTATTATAACATTTACAGAAGCACCTAAGAGTGGTGATACATGTAAGATTATATTCTATAAGGGTAGTGGTGCAGTTGATGTTAAGTCAAGAAGTATTATAGAAACTGTGAAGAAAGGTGATGATTTAACTATTGATTATGATCCATCAATTGGTCAAAAACCATATCAACAGGAAGATGAAAGATCTGTTCTCAGAGTTGATTCTACTGATATTGTTACCACTAATCCATACTTTGGTCCTGGTAATACTTCAGATGTAACATTAATGAGACCTGTTACATGGTGTAGACAAACTGAAGATAAAATTATTAATGATGTTGGAATTGGTAAGGACAGGGAATTATATGAACCAAATATTAACCCTGTTGCATATATTACAAAATCTGTTGGTGTAGGATCGACTGCGATTTATGTTGATAGTGTTAGACCATTCTTTGATCCTAGAAATGAAAATGCTAATGCAACCATACGTGCAACTGTTCAAGATAGCATAACTATAATTGATCAAAATAGTAAAGTAGGATCTATACTTTCTGCATCCATTGCTGGTGGATCTGTTGATAGTATTGCAATTTCTAATGGTGGTAGTGGTTATGTAACTACACCGTCAGTTTCTATTCAAACTCCTGTTGGACTAGGTTCTACTGCTATTGCTACTGCTTCTATAACTGCTGGTGTAGTTACTAGTGTAACGGTTTCTTCAGGTGGAACAGGATATGCTTCTGCACCACAAGTATTAATTGATCCACCAACACTTATATCTGAAGTTAATGCTGTTAATTCTTACGTTGGTGATTCTGGAATCATAGTTGGATTTGGAACTACTACTATTAGTTCTAACCCTCACTTTATGTTTGATTTATTTGTTCCATTAGATTCTTATGTAAGAGACACTGATTTAGTTGGATCTGCTGTTACTGTAAGTGGATTAAATACAAATGATATCTTTATAGTAAGTGATTCTAACGTCGGTCTTGCTCAAACATCTATAACTTCTTTAGATAGTGCAGCATCTGTTGTTGGAGTCGGAAAATCTTATGTTGATAATGTGTATGAAGTTACTACTGCACAAACAGTCTATATAAATGTAACTGGTGTTGGATTTACCCACGTAAGAAGAATATTTACCAGAGTTTCTGATCAAATGTCCGATTTCCCTTGGGGTGTTGGGATAGTTTCATCAATCAACAATGGTGATTATAGTTGGGGTAAAATATCCATCAGTGGAAGAAGTGCTACAAATTCATATGCAGCGTATACGCTTAATGGAATTAGTGGTATTTCTACTTCCACTAGGGTTCAAAGAACCTTCTCTTTGAAGTCTAAAAATTATAGTTCTTAATTAGTAATAAATAAATAAAAAGTTCCAAAAATGGCTGCAATCATAACTGATAAGATTAGAATATTAAATGCTAAGAATTTTATTGCTGGCGTAAGTTCTGCTACCAATGCTTATTATTCTTTCATAGGATTACCTAATCCGACATCACAACAAGCTGATTGGGATACGGCTCCACCATCCCCCAAAGATAGTTTTGATCAGGAGAATGATTATTGGGATACTATGATTGCATTGAAGAAAATTACTTCTTCTGATGTTAGACAGGTTGTAGAAAAAAGAGCGTGGACATCTGGAACAACATATGATATGTATCGTGGAGATTATACAAGATCAAATACTGCTAATGTCTCAGGAGCTACTAATCTATATTCAGCATCTTATTATATTTTAAACTCAGACTTTAGAGTCTATGAGTGTTTGCAAAATGGAACTGATCCAGAGAATCCTAATGGTAGACCATCTTTAGATGAACCAACATTTACTGATTTGGAACCAAAGGCAGCAGGAAGTAGTGGTGATGGATATGTTTGGAAATATCTTTATACGATTAAACCAAGTGATATTATAAAGTTTGAATCAACGGATTTTATTCCAGTACCTACAGATTGGGATACTGGTTCAGATAATGCAGCAGTAAGAGATAATGCAGTAGATGGTTCTATTAAAATAGTTACTGTTACTAACCGTGGTGTTGGTTTAGGAACTGCTGGTGCAGTATATACTAGGGTTCCAATCAAAGGAGATGGGTCTGGTGGTGAGTGTACTATAGTAATGTCAAATGACCAAACGGTTGATTCTATTACAGTTTCTAGTCAAGGATCTGGATATACTTTTGGAAATATTGATTTAACTGCTGGAGGAGTTCCCACTGGTACTACTGTACCAACTTTTGATGTTATTGTTTCTCCCCAAGGAGGTCATGGTTCTGATATATATCAAGAACTAGGTGCATTTAACGTATTACTTTATTCTAGAATTGAAAATGATAATGAAAACCCTGATTTCATAACAGGTAATCAAATTGCAAGAATTGGTGTTGTTGAAAATCCACAACAATTCGCATCTAACACATTATTATCTTCCGACAAGGTTAGTGCAGTTTATGCATTAAAATTAACTGGAATTGGTTATAGTTCTGCTAATTTCGATCCTGATTCCCTTTTCAAACAGACTGTATCAACAGGTACTACTGCTATTGGTAAAGTTGTTAATTACGATCAAACCACTGGGGTTTTGAAGTATTGGCAAGACAGAACTATGGCAGGATTTAACACTGTCGGTACTGCTCAAACCAATCCCCCTTATGGATATAATTTAACTCAATTTACTAGCACTCCATCTGGAACTGGTACTTTGACAATTGTTCCATCTACAGGGTCTAATTTGGCAATAGATACGTCCTTCACAGGTGTATCAACCGTAATAAATAGTAAGACGTATTACCTTGGTCAATCATTTAATAATGGTCTTGCAAACCCAGAGTCTAAAAAGTATTCTGGAAATATCATTTATATTGATAATAGACCATCCATTACAAGGTCATTAAACCAAAAAGAAGATATCAAAGTTATCTTGCAGTTCTAAGAAATCATGCCACAACAAACGAATCTAAATGTCTCGCCATATTTTGACGACTATTCCGATGATAGTGGATATCATAAGGTGCTGTTTAAGCCTGGATTCCCTGTTCAGGCAAGAGAACTTAATAATCTTCAGTCTATATTACAGAATCAAGTAGAGAAGTTTGGTCAACATTTTTTTAAAGAAGGTGCTAAGGTAATTCCAGGTAATACTTCATATAATAGAGAATATCATTGTATACAGTTAAATAATAATTTTCAAGGAGTTCCTGTATCTGCTTATGTTGATCAGTTAGTTGGAGCACAGATTGTAGGGCAAACATCTGGAGTAACTGCAGTTGTTGATAGAGTATTATTACCAGAAGATTCTGAAAGAAATAATTTAACACTTTACGTTGCATATATTGGATCAAGTACTGCTAATAATCAAACACTAACCTTTTCTAATGGAGAAGATTTGACATCTACAACAACAATCAATTCTGGATTGTTGGGAAATAGTACAATTGCAGCAGGAAGTCCTTTTGCTACAACTTTAGAAAATGATGCATCTGCGATTGGGTCATGCTTCAATATTCAAGAAGGTGTTTATTTTATAAGAGGACAATTTGTAAAGGTAAGTACCGAAACATTAATATTAGATCAGTATAGCAATACATCCAATTATAGAGTTGGATTAGCAGTTAATGAGGAAATTATTAACTCTGATATGGATGAAACCCTGACAGACAATTCTCAGGGATATAATAATTTTTCTGCACCAGGTTCTGATAGATTTAAAATCACTTTATCTTTATTTAAAAAACCTTTAGATGATTTAGATGATAATTCGTTTGTAGAAGAAGGAGAAGTTGTAGAAGGTGTATTAAAAACAAAAGTAAGAACTAGTGCATATCAAGGATTATCAGATGAACTTGCTCGTAGAACATATGATGAATCAGGAGATTACTATGTAAAACCTTTTGATTTAACTATTAGAAATTCTTTGAATGATAATATTGGGAATAGAGGTATATTTAATGCAGGACAGTTTACTTATAGTGGAACTGTACCATCTGAAGACTTAAGTGTATATAAAGTTTCTCCAGGTAAAGCATATGTCCGTGGTTATGAAATTGAAACCACAACTCCTATATTTTTAGACTGTCCAAAACCAAGAACAGTTCAGACTATTGAAAATCAAGGTCTTCAATACAATACTGGTTCTACTTTAAAGTTGAATAGGACATATGGATCACCTACTATTGGTATAGGCAATACTTATACAGTAAGTTTAAGAAACCAAAGAGGTGGAGTAGATCAAACAACTGTTCCTGGTACTGAGATTGGATTAGCAAGAGTTTATGATTATAGATTGGAAACTGGTTCATATAATTCAATTTCTAATTTAAATCAATGGGGAATATCTTTATATGATATTAGAACGGTTACTCAGATAACAGTAAACCAACCAATTGTTAGTTTACCTACTCCAACTTTTATTAAAGGTGCTAACAGTGGTGCTACTGCTTTCCTTAAAGATGCAGTTACTAATAGTGCTGCTTTAAATGTATATGAAACAGAAGGTAACTTCATTGAGAATGAATCTTTAATATTCAATGGTATTGATGATGGAAGAGTTGCTACTGCAATAACTGCCTATTCTATTTCAGATGTTAAGTCTATATTTGCAACAAATGATGGTACTGTAGGAACAGCAAAAACTTTTAATGCTGACGTAATTCAATCAGTTGCATCTCAAATTGGTATTGCTACCATAAGTGGTTCTTCAGGTGGTATAAGCACTGTTAAGAGTTCTAATGAGAGATTTCCTGGTAATCTTGTAAAAGTAGATAATTTAGTTAAATTTAGTAATATCAATCAATCAACTGATCCTACTTTTGCCAGGGTTACTGCTGTTGGAACTGGTACTATTGAAATAACCAATGTTGCTGATGTTGATGGAATAGTAAATGGTAATCTACCAACAGCAACACTAGAAGTTACTGATTTCCAAATTGTAACTACTGAATTAGAATCATCTTCGGATAATACTCTCTTTACTCAATTACCTAAAATTAATATTTCTGATGTTGATTTAACAAATGCATCATTAACTGTAAGAAAACCTTATACAGTTAATATTGTCAGCAATCAGTTAAGTGCATCTGTTTCTGCTGGTTCTAGTGAATTTTTCTTACCATTTGATGATGAAAGATATTCTTTAGTTAGATCTGATGGTAGCACTGAGCAATTAACAGCAGACAAGTTAGATATTAGTACAAATGCTAAGGATCTACAGATTTACAATTTAGGTGCTAACGATACAGGTGCTCAATTAGTCACAACTGTAACTAAATTAAATCCTAAAGCAAAGAAGAAAATTAAGAATAGAGTTAATAGTATTATCATAGATAAGTCTAAAAATTCTGCATCTGGTATAGGATCTACAACTCTTAATGATGGATTAACATATGGAAGTTATCCTTATGGAACAAGAGTACAGGATGAACTTTTATCATTAAACTCACCTGATGTTATAAAGATTCATGGAATCTATGAATCTGCAAATACTGGTAATGCATCAGCTCCTAAGATGGTTCTCTCTGATATTAGCAGTGCATCAACAACATCCGAAGAGATGGTAGTTGGTGAGAATATCATAGGACAAAACAGTGGGGCAGTAGCAATTTATGCGGAAAGAGTTACTGACTCTCAAGTAACCTTTATCTATGAAAATGATTTAACCTTTAACGAAGGAGAAACAGTTATATTCCAAGAATCCAATATTCAGGGAACTGTTACTACTCTATCTTCAGAAAGTTTTGAGATTGGTTTTAATTATACATTTAAAACTGGTCAAGAAAAAACCATTTATGACTATGGTACAATTTCTAGAAAACCTGATGTAGATTCTCCAAATAAGAAAATAAAGGTATATTTTGAAAATGGATATTATGACACAACAGATGATGGTGACATTACTACAGTCAATTCATACGATACCTTTAATTATGCAACTGAGATTCAAAATATTAATGGTATTTCTAATGCAGACATATTAGATATTCGACCAAGAGTATCTGACTATACAACTATAGAAGGTTCAAGATCTCCTCTTGAGTTTTTAGGAAGATCTTTCAATGCTTCTGGTCAGACTGCAACTAATATTTTAGCATCAGATGAAAATATTATTACAACATTTTCAAATTATCTTGGAAGAATTGATAGAATCTTCTTAGATAAAGCAGGTAAGTTCCAAGTTAAGTATGGTACACCTGCAGAAAACCCAGAGTCTCCAGTAAATGTTGACAATTCTATTGAGATTGCAACAGTAACTTTACCTCCATATCTCTATAGTCCTGAAGATGCAGAAATGCGTTTCCATGAGTATAAGAGATTTAAGATGGTTGACATCAAGAATCTTGAAAGTAGAATTAAAAACTTAGAATATTATACTGCTTTAACTTTATTAGAAACTAATACATCCAATATGTTTGTTTCTGATACTGATGGATTGAATAGATTTAAGTCTGGTTTCTTTGTAGATAATTTTACTGACTTTAGAAAACAGGAAGATGAGCAAGAAATAAAAAATAGTATTGATAGAAGTAATAAAGAGTTAAGACCAAAACATTACACAGATTCAGTGGATCTGATATTTGGTCCAGTAACAGATATTAGTCCTGATACTGACTTTGCATTCTCTGCTGTTGAAGGTATAAATGTAAGAAAACAGAATGATATTATAACCTTAGATTATGCTGATGTAGAATATGTAAAACAGTCATTTGCAACTAGATCTGAAAGTGTAACTCCATTTATTGTTCCATTCTGGCAAGGAACTATAGAATTAACTCCATCAACCGATACTTGGATTGATACTGTTAGATTAGAGTCTAAGGTTGTTGGTGAAACAGGAAACTGGGCAGAGACAATGGCAAGAGCGTCCAGAGAGTTTGGAGTTGATCCTCAAACAGGATTTGCACCTACAATTTGGGGTTCTTGGCAAACTAACTGGTTAGGTAGACAGGTAACTGGAACTAATACACGTACAAGCGTAAGTGCTGATACTGGTTGGTCAACACAAGGTTGGAGAGGAAGACAACTTATCCAAACTAGAAGAACAACTACTTCTCAAACTACTACTAGAACAACTGCAGATATTGGTGATCAAACAAGAAGAGGAACAAGAACATTAGTTGTTCCTGATTTCTTCACAGAATCTCAAGGTGATCGTGTAGTTAATAGAGACATTATTCCATTCATGAGATCTAGGAATATTGCTTTCAATTCTAAGAGGTTTAAACCATTAACCGAATTATTCGCATTCTTTGATGGAGAAGATGTTACTAGGTATTGTGTACCTAAATTAGTGGAAATTAATATGGTTTCTGGAACTTTCCAAGTTGGAGAAACTGTTACTGGTGGTACAATATCAAACGGTCTTGGTGGTAATAACTTTGCAAACTTCCAACCAGGTATAACATTTAGAGTTGCTCAAGCAAATCATAAAGAAGGTCAATATAATGCACCTTCAACAACATATACTCAGAGTCCATATAGTTCTCAAGTTATTCCATCTTCATATTCTTCTACATCTGTTTTATTGAATGTAGATACTTATTCTCTTGCAAATGAAGCAAGAGGTGATTATTTCGGTTGGATAGAAACTGGAATGACACTTAAAGGATCTACAAGTGGTGCAGAAGCAACAATTACTAATTTAAGATTAGTTGCTGATATAGGTGCTTTCTGTGGAGGAAGTTTCTTTATTCCAAATCCAAATGGAACTAATTTCCCAAGATTTGAAACAGGATCTAAGTTATTCAAACTATCAGGTGATAAGGATAATGGAGATGCTCCAGAAACATCAGGAGAAGAGAAGTATGCTTCTACAGGAACTTTAAATACGGTTCAGGAAGAAGTTATTTCTGTAAGAAATGGTAGAATAGAAGAGCAACAACAAACTCAAAGTAATAGAGTAACTAGAAATAGTCAAACTGAAGTTGTTTCTAGTCAGGTTACTGGTAGTCGTACACAAGAACGTACAATTGCATGGAGAGATCCTCTTGCACAATCATTCTTAGTTGAAGATGAAACAGGTGTGTTTATCACTAAATGCGATGTATTCTTTAGAACTAAGGATGTAATGGATATTCCTGTTACTGTTCAAATAAGAACAATGCAAGGAGGATTACCATCTCAGAATATTTTACCATTCTCTGAAGTTGTTTTAAGTCCTAGTGAAGTTAATACCTCTGGAGATGGATCAGTTGCAACTACAATAGAGTTTAAAGCACCTGTATACTGCGAAGCAGGAACCGAGTATGCAATCGCTATGCTCTCTAATTCCACGCAATACAGCGTGTATATCTGTAGAACAGGTGAAGTTGATCTAATTACTCAAACTGCAGTATCCCAACAACCATATTTGGGTTCTATGTTCAAATCACAGAACGCATCTACATGGGAACCAAGTCAGTGGGAAGATCTTAAGTTTACTCTTTATAGAGCAGACTTTATTGAAAATGGATCAGTACAATTATATAATCCACAATTAACCGAAGGTAATGGTCAAGTTCCTATTTTATTACCTAACTCATTGAGTGTTAAATCAAAAGAAGTTAGAGTTGGATTAGGAACCACAGTATTTGATGCTGGTCTAAAGGTTGGAAATACTATCAACCAAATGGGAACACAAGCTTCTGGTACTTTGGTTGGTACTGCAGGAACTGCTGCTGGATCTAATTTAACTATTACTAATGCAGGTATTGGTTATACACCAGCTACTGGTCAAACAACTTATGCTGGAGTTAATTTAGTATCATTAACAGGTAAGGGTAGAGGAGCAACTGCATCTATTACTATTAACGGTGGATCAATAGTTGCTTCTGGAGCAACCATTACTAATGGTGGTTCTGGATATCAAATTGGTGATGTTCTTGGAATATCAACTCTTGGATCAGTATCTATCGGTAGGGATGCAAGATTGACAATTGCATCTATAGGAGCAACATCAGAACTAATCATCAATGAAGTTCAAGGAAACTTTGTTGTTGGGTCTGCTAATACAGTAACTTATGTTAACAGTGCTGGAATAACATCTGTAATGAACTTGTCATATGGTGGAGATGTACAGGTTTCTTCTATTAATGTTGATACTGATGGATTACATGTTAAGGTAAATCATAAGAATCATGGAATGTATTTCAGTGATAACCAAGTTGCAATTTCTGGTGTAGAATCTGATATCAAACCAACCAAATTAAATGTTGCTTATGGTATAGATGCTACAGGTGCAATTTCAGTTGATAATGCACAAGAGTTCTCAACATTCGAGAATGTAGGTGTAGGAACAACTAATACTGGATTTGTAAGAATTGAAGATGAGATTATTGAGTATAGCACAGTCACAGGAAATCTAATTGGTGGAAATATTGTTAGAGATAACAAGACTGCAAAGTCATATCCAGTTGGAACACCAGTTTATAAGTATGAGTTAACAGGAGTCAACTTAAAGAGAATAAACAAAACTCATAATTTGGCAAATGTGACAAATAGCGATCCAATTACTTTTGATTCTTATAATATTAAATTGGATATGTCGGAGAAATTTAATGATAGTAATGATGATAGAAGTAATGATGTTGGATTCCCACAACTATTCATCGGACAGACTAAATCTACTGGTGGATATAACATAAGGGCATCACAAAACA